GGCGGGGCGGCCGGCGGCGGCAAGACCTGGGCCCTCCTCATGGAGCCACTGCGCCACACCCACCGGCGCGACTTCGGCGCGGTCTTCTTCCGGCGCACCTCGGTCCAGATTAGGAACGAGGGTGCGCTGTGGGACGAGAGCCTCAAGCTGTACACCCAGCTGCCGAACCCGCCGAAGCCGCGCGAGTACGACCTGTGGTGGCGGTGGCCGAGCGGGGCGAGCGTCACGTTCGCCCACCTGGAGCACGACAAGAATGTGCTCGACTACCAGGGCTCGCAGATACCGCTGATCTGCTTCGACGAGCTGACCCACTTCTCGGCCTACCAGTTCTGGTACATGGTGAGCCGCAACCGCTCTACGTGCGGGGTCGAGCCCTACATCAGGGCGACGTGCAACCCCGACTGCGACAGCTGGGTCGCCAAGCTCATTGAGTGGTGGATTGACCAGAACACGGGGCTCGCCATACCAGAGCGGGCCGGCGCGGTGCGGTGGTTCGTTCGTGTTGGCGACGACCTGGTCTGGGCAGACGACCCCCTCGACCTCGTCAACTACGTCGACCCGGTTGAGAACAGGCCGATCCCGCCCAAGAGCCTGACCTTCATACCGTCGCTGCTCAGCGACAACAAGGCGCTGCTGCGGGCCGACCCGCGCTACATGGCCAACCTGCTTGCCCTGCCCCTCGTCGAGCGCGAGCGGCTGCTGAGGGGCAACTGGAAGATCAGGTGGAGCGGCCAGAAGTTCTTTGACCTGCAGAACATGCTGGTCAACGGGGCGCCAATCGAGGTGCCCAAGGTCTGCGACGCGGTCTTCGCGGTCATGGACACGGCGGCCAAGACGGGCAAGAACCACGACGGCGTGGCCACCACGTACTTCGCGGTCACCAAGTTCGGCGGCTGCGGCTACCCGCTGGCGGTCATCGACTACGACTACCGGCAGCTGGTGGGGGCCTCGCTGGAGGCTTGGCTGCCTAGCGTGCAGACGGTCGGCGAGCAGATGGCCCGCGACCTCGGCGCGCGCCAGGGCTACCTGGGGGTGTGGATCGAGGACGCCTCGTCGGGCATCATACTGCTCCAGCAGCAGAAGAACATCAAGGGCTCCAAGGCCCACGCCATCAACTCCAAGCTGACCTCGCTCGGCAAGGACGGCCGGGCGCTGAGCGTGTCGGGCTACGTGAGCACCGGCAAGGTCAAGCTGACGCGCCGGGCCTACGACCGGGTGGTGGTGTTCAAGGGCGAGGCCAAGAACCACCTGATCTCCCAGGTCGAGAACTACTCCATCGCCGACCCCGAGGAGGCCAAGCGGGCTGACGATGTGTTCGACACATTCTGCTACGGTGTGGCACTCGCCCTGGGCAACAAGGGGGGCTTCTAGATGAGCGACCCCGACCGCGCCGAGCGCCGCCGCCGAGACGTGATCATCATGGGGTGGGCGATCTTCTATCTGGCGCTCATCGGGGCTGTGCTCGCCTACCTGTTCGTTGACACCGCCCACGGGTTCGCCTCATGAGCCAGCTGATGCTCAGCTCGTCAGCCTCGGGGTCGGTGCTCGTCTCGCTGCTGAGCGCAGACGACATCGTGCCCGGGTCAGCCCCGAGCTACCAGCTGTGCAAGACCATCCAGGCCTACCACCCGCTCGGCAAGAAGCTGACTGACACGCCGATCACGCTGGCCCAGAGCCAGCGGCGCGTCGTCACCTGCCCGGTGGCCCTGGAGAAGGAGCTGATCACGGCCTTCGAGGCCGAGTGGCGCGCGGTCAAGGCCGACACTCACCTGTTCAACCTCGGGCGCCAGGCCCGCACGTACGGCATCTCGTCGATTGCGCTGGTCGGCAAGGACATCGACCCAGCCGACGAGGTCGAGTGGGACCGTCTGTGGGATCAGGCCATCGCGTTCAACGTGCTGGACCCGCTCAACACGGCCGGCTCGCTTGTGCTGAGCCAGGACCCCAACAAGCCTGAGTTTCAGAAGGTCCAGCACATCGCGGTCGGGGGCGTACCCTACGCCCGCAGCAGGACGGTGACGCTGCTCAACGAGGAGCCGCTCTACATCGAGTACACCACCTCGGCCTTCGGGTTCGTGGGCCGCTCGGTGTTTCAGCGTCCGCTGTACCCGCTCAAGAGCTTCCTCCAGACGCTGCTGACCGACGACCTGGTCACGCTGAAGTCCGGGGTGCTGATCGCCAAGATGGCCCAGCCCGGGTCCATCATCGACAACATCATGGCAGCGGTGGCCGGCCAGAAGCGGTCGATGATCAAGGAGGCGCAGATCGCCTCGGTGCTCTCGATCTCCACAGATGAGAACATCGAGACCCTCAACATGCAGAACCTCGACGGGGCGTACAAGCTCGCGAGGTCCAACATACTGGAGAACATCGCGGTGGCCTGCGACATGCCGGCCAAGCTGCTCAACTCAGAGACCTTCGCCGAGGGCTTCGGCGAGGGCACCGAGGACGCCAAGCACGTTGCCCAGTTCGTCAATACCATCCGGGTGTGGATGGACCCGGCGTACGAGTTCATGGACCGCATCGTCCAGCGCCGGGCGTGGAACCCCGAGTTCTACAAGACGCTGCAGAAGCGCTTCCCCGACCAGTTCAAGGGCGTCAAGTACGAGGCGGCCTTCAACGAGTGGCGCAACGCCTTCTCGGCCACCTGGCCGAACCTGCTGGAGGAACCGGACAGCGAGAAGGTCAAGGTTGACGACGTCCGCCTCAAGGCGATCATCGCCTTAGTCGAGGTGCTGGCGCCCACCCTCGACCCGGAGAACACCGGTGACCTGATTGCCTGGGCGCAGGACAACTTCAACGAGCTGGAGCTGCTGTTCCCGAGCCCGCTCAACCTGGACATCGACGCGCTCAAGGAGCACCTCGGTGACCAGGCAGACCAGGCCAAGGCGCTCGCCGAGGCTGGCGCGGCCGGCGGCGAGGAAGGCGGCCCCGGTTCCGGCGCCAAGCCACCGCCGGTACCCAAGCCCTTTGCTGCCGCAGACAGCGACCGTGCTGCGCATGAGGCCCGCGTCCAGCGGGCGCTCGGCGGGCTGACAGACTCGGTGAGCAAGCTCAAGGTGCTGAAGGGTGGCCGAGACGCCGCGCACGCTGAGATGGTCGGGCGGTGAGCAAGAACAAGCCGTGGGTGAGGGAAGAGCGCCCCGAGCCGATGAGCCACATCGCCGAGGGCCGCATCGCCTTCATGAAGTTCAACGACCTGAGCGCCATCTTCCACCAGCTGAGCGGGCAGGCCCGCTACGCCGAGGCCGACGACGCGAGGGAAGAGGCGCTCATGATGGTCGAGGCGAGCTTTGACGCGTTCGCCCGGGCGTACCGGCAGCTGAACGACAGGGGTGGGTAGGTGCCCGCCCCGCCACCCCCGGGCGCGAGCTACTTCGAGGTGGTCACGGCCGCCGTCGGCGACATGGTCGAGCACGGCTTCGACACCCCCGAGCGGCTGCTGTACTGGCAGCGTCGGCTGCGCGAGGCTGCCGAGGCGTCCACTGCCTCAGACGAGACCGTGCTGGGCTGGCTTCGCGCCGGGCTCGGGGCCGTCTACCGCCGCTACGTCGACCGGGGGGCGATCTCCCGGTTTCACTTTGGGCTCGACCGCTTCACGCTGGAGCGCATCAAGCCGCACCTTCGCAGTGAGCTGGACCGGCGCATACTGGCGGCGGCGGACCTCATCCGCCTCAACAAGGCCCAGAGGGTCGAGGAGACCCTGCGCCGCTTCTCGGGGTGGGGGACGAGCCTGCCGCGCGGCGGGGCCGAGGACACGACCAAGAAGCGCAAGCAGAAGGCGGAGATCACCAAGCCGCTGCGCCAGCTGCCGTACGAGCACCGCCGGGTGCTCATCGACCAGGGTCACAAGCTCGTCAGCAGCGTCAACGAGGTGGTGGCGACCGACGGCGGGGCCATCGCGGCCGAGTGGCACTCGAACTGGCGGGAGGTGGGGTATGACTACCGGCCTGACCACAAGCGGCGTGACGGGGTGGTCTACCTGGTGCGCGGCTCCTGGGCTGAGAAGCAGGGGTTCGTGGCCAAGGCGGGCCACCTTTACACAGACGAGGTCACCCGGCCAGCCGAGGAGCCCTTCTGCCGCTGCCGGTACCGGTACATCTACAACCTGAGGCACCTGCCGAAGGAGTGTCTTACAAAGAAAGGCGCAGCTGCGCTGGAGCGCGCCCAGGCTATGGTGGCGGCTGGTCAGTGAGGAGGGCCTGATGGTGGAGAACGGCCCGGTGGCCTACGACCCGGCCTCGCCCAGCAGCCGGGACAAGGTCTT